AGTCAGATAACTTAAACGTATCACCTTTGTCGCCCTTAGCTCCTTTAAGCGATGCTAACCATTCATCGACGGTACCAGTGAAGCCTTCTTGTTTAGCGATTTCGTAAGCCGATAAGCCACGAATTTCCTTGAGAGCTTCTTTAGATAAAACAATGTTCTTGTCGTGGCCTCGATTTAATTTGATCATTGACTGCACCCAGCTTTCATAGTGATATCACCATAACATACGACTTCATCCTTAGCATCATGATCGAGACGAATATCGTAGTAAAATACTTCCTCACTTACATTGTCGTAAGAAAAAATAATAGTCGATGTATCTTCACTATTAAATAATAAGTCGACACAGTTAGTATCGTTATTAAATACCGGAGTTAATGTAAGTACGACGCCGCCTTGAGGGTTATTACGACGTACCTTACAAGTCAACGTTCCTTCTTGATAGCGGATAATCTCCTTAGTACTATCATCTTCGACTTGGATATTAAAGACATGATCATGGCCTTGATACACATCGAGATGTAGATAAGGGATGCCGCCGAATCTAATATTATTCATTATTTAACTCCTATAAGTGTTCTAAATCGTTAATACGTTTCTTAAGAGCTTCCATATCTTTATCGTACTGAGCTTTAGGAACGTAATTAGCTAAATCTGCATTCTTAGCGAAACTCTGAGCTTGAATATTATTAACGTATCGAGTCGATGCATCGCCAGGTGTTAACGCATACTGAGCTATTTCGGACTTCCTAATAAAACTACCTAAATCACCTTTATAAGCAAATGTTTGAGCAGACCAGCCTTTTTGAGCATAATGGTTATTGGCATCATTTCTAGATAAATAATTATTTAACTCTTTTTTAGTAGCGTAAGCCGATAAATCGACGTTTCCACCACCAGTGCCGCCACCACTACCAGGAGGCCCAGGAGGCCCTTGCGGTCCTGGGTCGCCTTTAGGACCTTTAAGTGCTGCTAGTTGTTGAGGAGTAAAATCGCTGAATTTAAAAGGATCGCCTTTATCGCCCTTTGGACCAGCAGGACCTACGGGACCAGGATCTCCTTTTGGACCAGGTTGTCCATCGTTACCTTTAGGGCCTTGAATACCGTCAGCACCCTTCGGACCTTGTTCACCACGTTCACCCTTTGGCCCCGGTTGTCCATCATCACCGCGAGGACCAGCCGGACCTTGCGGCCCGACTTCACCAGGATCACCTTTAACGCCTGGAATACCTTGTGGACCAGTTAAACCAGTATCGCCCTTAGGGCCAGGAGGACCTTGAATACCGTCAGCACCTTTAAGACCAGGTAAACCATCGTTACCTCGAGGACCTTGCGGGCCAACTGGACCACGCTCACCAGTATCTCCTTTTGGACCCGGTATACCTTGTGGACCCATAGGACCAGGATCTCCTTGAGGACCGGGATCTCCCATAGGTCCAGGTTTTCCATCTTTACCGGGTAGGCCATCGTTACCACGTTCACCTTGCGGACCGGCTTCACCACGAGGACCTTGAGGACCGACTGGACCTGGATCACCCATAGGACCTTGCGGGCCCGGTATAGATGTACCGTTAGTCGTTACTTTAAGAGATTCGAGCTGTTCTTTAGTAAAGTCGTTAAATGTAAAAGGATCGCCTTTATCACCTTTTGGACCAGGTTCACCAGGATCTCCTTTCGGGCCTTGTGGACCTTGAGGACCAGGTAAGCCATCCTTACCTTGCGGGCCCGCTATATATCCTGTACCGATTACGTTAGAAGAAGGGATCGTAACATCCACTACCTTCGGTGTGCTAGCTTCGATCGTAATAATTTCTAGTTTATTATCCATATGAATCTCCTAGTGCATACTAACGTCGGGAACGAATGTAATAGAGCCCATCATGATTTTATAAGTGTAAGTTTTACCTAAAAGGAAGATATCGTAATGACCTTGCTTTACTCCTCTCGGGATCTTAAGACTAAGGGCAGATTTAACGTTTAGATAAATGCGATTGTCTTGTACGGTACACTCGGCTTCGATCAATAAGTTATCACTCGTATCACGGAATTTACAGATAGCAGTCGCATCGGTAAGATCCATGCCCTTAATTTCGTATACTCGAGACCAGTCGGAGCCAATATATAATGTCTCATCTTTACGCTTAATTTGTTCCATTATTAGCTCCTTTTAACAGCTATACAGATATAGTTAGCAGTACCTTCCATAAAGTAAGTGTTATTACTACCTTTGTTATACAGTATATTGGAACCGCCAAATGTTCTTGCAAAACCGTCAAAGCCCTTATATAGGGTTCCTACATGAACCTTTCTTCCTTCTCTCCAACATTGAATATTTACCATGTTAGAAGGACCCGACTCATTTACGTCATAGAAAATATTATCAACGTTTGATTGATCTACGGATAATAGCCATGTACATTCATCTTCTCTAAAGCCATCTGGAATTGGAAGAGTACCACCATGTCTAATATTGCCATAAGTAACACTAATATCGGGAATCGTTAAGAATGGTTTAAATACTGGTTGCCCATCTTTTCCGTACCAGCCAGGTCTATTTCTACAACATAAGTTAGTTTCTCGAGTAGCGGTATAACTACCTAAGTCTAAGTTAGTCCCACCACCGTCACTATCCATTCCGCCGTCAGAGATAGTATGGAATCCTGCTCCATTTTTTCTATCGATTCTAATATAGGTACTTTTATCTATCTCTAAAGGACCTGTCATTTTATCGCCAGACTTCTTAACATAGCTATTATCTAACTTCATGTTAATATCGTCGGCTAGTTTAGCAGCTGTAACAGATTTATCGGCTAATTTTTCAGTCGTAACATTCTTATCGCGTAGTTTAGGAGTCGTTACACTACCATCGGGATGATCGATAGGGTTAGCTTCTTTATGTTTCTTAATAGCATCGCTAGTATCGCCGATAGCTTTATCGATTTTATCCCAGTTATCATTACGAAGGTTTACATCGTATTTTTCTTGTTCGGCTGGTTTAAGTAAATTAATATTCTTTGTATATGTAGCCATTATTTAGGTAAAACCTCCTGGTTAAGTACAAAATGTGTAAATTGAGCGAGTTCTTTATGCGTATACCGACTTAAATCGATATGACGGTTATATAATAAGTCCACATCGTAGATAAGATTCATCGGGATTAAATCTCGTAATAGCTTAGTTACAGCATCACGTTGTTTCTTAACGCCCAACGATACTTTAAAGTGAACATTATAGTTCTTATAATCTTCGACTATACGATAGTTACCAGGGCCACAAATACCGTCGAGAAGTTCTCGTAGCTTAATCTCGGTATAAGGACGTTGCCCGGCAAGGGCTAATAAGATATTAAAACGTCGGTCGTCGATTGTATCGTCCACCTCGGGTACAATATCCAATATGGTTTCCCATTGTTCTAAACCATGAGATTCTGCCGTCATAATAAACTGTTCTCTAAAGATCTCGACCATCGTATTCCATAAAGCTTGCATTTCGATGCTTTCGACACGATATATCTCTTGCATTTCAGCAGTCTCACCAGATACCGGTACAGCAAATTCGGATAAATCGATGATTCGAGTATAATTATCAAATATTGCCATAATAATTAACCTTTGATTAATGTAACAGTACCGAGTTTCGGGATTTGATTAGGACGTAAATCGAGTCGCTTAACTTTCTGACCGTTGATCTTAATATCGCCGACATCGATTACTTTATCGAGGTCTACAGCTAAGGAAGTAACAATAGAAGTTCGTACTGTAAGGAATTGAGTCTCGTCTTGCGTCGTCCATTCTTTACGACGTACTTTCAAACGTTCTTCGATTTTCTTAGTAAGTTCAGTTTGAATCTCGGAAGGTTCATGACCGGCAGCCATTACGACCGGGATCTCGTAGTTAATAACGACTTCTTCGGCTGCTTCGACTGTTACCGTATGACCGATCGGAGCTAAACCGTAGCCTTTACCTTGATTAGGAGTCGGATCGAAGACATTCTGTACTTCTTTAACGAGCTCTTGCGAGGGCTTATTAAATTCGTTATTGATGATAACGACCTTAACCGTACCGCCACCGTTCCAGCATCGATATATTTTAGAACCACCAGTACCGTTAACCGTTAACACTTTTTCTTTATAATCAGCGCCGTTACCACCGTAAGCTTTAGATTTTAATGCTCGGATATAGCGTTCCCGAAAGGCTTCTGTTTCTTCTTCGTCTTGGCCGGGTACTAATACTTCTTTAATCTCGGCATTTTGCAAACCTGGGATCGTATTAATAGGTGTTATACGACCTATACAATAGTTACCTTTAGCACCAGAAGTTTCACATACTAGCTTAAATTCGTTTTTAGATAAATCGATTACGTCGGTAACTCGGAAGTTAAGATCTTCGAAGTTAAACCGAGTACCGATATCGACTGCTCGATCGAATACACCTTTTACTTCGGCTGCTGTAGCTTCACGAGGAATAATATTAAATTCAAGTGCTCTTAATTCTAAGAAAGCTCGGTCAGCTGTTTTAGCATATGTCTGTCTTAAGATAACTTGTGCCATAATATATGCTTCAGCTAACTCAAAAGAAAAAGGAGCCAATGAGTCATATATCATGGATCCTTGTCGTTTATCGTATTTAGTATCGGTTCGGAATAAGGCATCAGCTAATATATTTTCATAAGTTTTATTTTCGTACATAGTCTGTTACCTCTTTATATATATCATTAATCGTGCCGTAAATAGTGTCGCACGAGAATACACATAATACGTCGCCACCATTATTCGAGAAATTAAAGTCGTATACTTTATCGATTCGATCGTCAGCTAATAATGCTTCCGTGATACGTCTTTGAATCTCGGCATATACATAAGGGATAGCTTCACCGATTAAATCGTTTAATTCGATGCCATAATCCCAGTCGTATATCAAATATTTGTAGCGTTCCGTATTAATAATTTTAAAGATAGCTTGTTTCATTGCTTCATAGTCGTCACACATACCGATGATTTTATAATCGTCTTCGTATCTGACTCTGAAGGTATTAGAAGTCTGTTTCTTTGTAACCAAACTGCTATCAAGTTGGTTATAACTAGACATAGGAGTTAGTGCCATTATTTAGTCGTACACCCCGTATTCGGATTATATACACGATCAATCGCTATATAGCGCTGACCACCAGTTTCTTGGAATAGCCATACCTTATCGCCGATCTTAAGACCGTTATGTACTAAATACTTCTTACGACCTTTGTACTCATGATTATGGCTAGCAAATTCTGCATAACCACCGCCACCACTTCTATTTTCGGTTATATGGTCGACACTCATTTCCATCGTCCATTCACATGTGTTTTTAGTAAGCATGATATGGTCTTCCGGAATAATTAAGGTAGAATCGAGTGCTATTTCGAGTGGAGCTTCTGAAACGACTACACCGATTAACATCGTAGCCGGTTTCGTGTTCTCGACAGCTGTAACGGCCGCCGACTTAATGACGCTTAATATCTTATTAAAATCATTATCCATTATTTAACACCTGTTCTAATAATATGAGTAGGAGCTGTACCATTATGGTAAGCATAGTTAACATCGGAGTAATGAATAACTGAACCAGCTTTAGTACTATTACCGACACAGCCACCAGCACCGTCGGCTATAACGACATGTTCATCGCCATCATAGATAAGGATATCGCCAGGGTTAGCAGCACCAGTATAAGATTCGATCGCATAACCACGACCATTCATAAACGTTTTTAGTCCAGGTACATCTTTAATACCGGCATTATAAGCATCGGCTAAATCGCTATTATAGTAGGAACCACCAGCTGTTGCTCTATCGACACAGCCTACATCACCATAAGCAGAAGTAGTACCAGTGATAGAATCGAAGCCAGCTTGTACACCAGCATTCGTAGCGTTACCAGCTTTACCAGTACCTTTAGAAGTGCCGCCAGATTTCTTATTCATAGCTTGAATTCTCTTTCTGATTTCTTCGTCGCCTCTATCTTCGACTGTGATTTCGGGTTGTTGTTTATCGAAGTAAATAATATCCATATCCATTAAATGTTTATTATTATTAAACTTATGAGTAACGGCTTGTACGTATACTAATTCATTAATGATCTGATCACCGATATTAAAGTTTAACCAGATACCGGAACCAGGTCGTATTTCGGTATGACCTAAACAGTCTTTTAAGCGTAGTGTATGAGTTTTTCGTGCTAACGTATCGAGTAAGTTCTTAGCATATTCGATAGCGTTAGTCTTCTTATCGTCGGGCTTAAACACCTTCTGAAGAACGCCCCATTTCTGAGTTTCGTTCTTCGCATAAGCTGCCCCAGTACGCCAGAATTTCTTAGTTTCTTCACCGTTCTCGGTAGCTTTAGCTTCACGCACTACTAAGACTTGGGTAAATGTATTTTCGATCGATGAAGTATATTCGTAATCACCGACTTGAGTAGCATCGATTAAAATATCGGTTACCATATCGTTAAGTTCTTTAACGACCAAAAGACCTTTGTCGTCATATGCTAAGTACACAGGCTTACGTTCCTTCATTTCGGATTCTTTAGCCTTATACTTATCGGATTTAGATAATTCAGCTATAGCCGCCTCTTCGGTATATCCATGATCTGTAAGATATTTAATATCGTTTTTCTCATAATACGTACCGTTAGGAGCCAGCTTATCGGAATCTAAATCTCGTTTAGGAGGAGCCATCTTAGCATTTTGAGTCGCATCCCATGTCTTAACTTTATATTTAGGCGATTTAGCAAGTTCCGCTAGCGCATCTTCTTGCTTATAGCCGTGATCGGTTAAATACTTGATATCGTTCTGCTCGTAATACGTACCGTTCGGAGCCGTAAAGTTACTATCGGTCGATTTCTTTAAAGGCTTCATAACCGGTATTTTAGGAGAGTAAATATTAGTCTGTTTTAACATATCGAGAATAATATCTTGATACGTTTTACCGTCATAGATGTATTTAATCTTATATACGGTCGGGCTAATATCGCCAACCTTAATAGCTAAGTCTTCGGCTAGTGCTTTAATTAATTCAGAAGCCGTTTTCTCGCCCTTAAATACGTAATAGCCTTCCGATTTTAAATAACGACATTGATCGTATGCCGTTACTTCGATGAAGTTATCTTTAGAGCGTTTCTTCTCAAAGATATAACCGACAAATACGAGCTCACCATTAACTTTAAGGTTAATAAGGTCGCCTTCTTCGATATTCAGTACTTTATCTTTAAATACTTTAAAGGATAATTTAGCCGGAGCAAGGTCAGGGCTACGGTCTAGCGTAACCCCGTCTTGCGGATCTAGTATGTACATATCCTTTCGGTCGTGCATAACGAGTAACTCGTAGTTGACACGTAAGGGAGCATGTGTTATTTTTTGAGAATTAAATTCGTCCATGCGTCATTCCCCTTCCCTTCGTTATACATACTAAGAGCTTGAGTAGCACCTAAATAACAAGGTACTCCAATTTTATTTAACGCGGCAATTTTAAATAAATTATTAGTGTTGCCGAATTGTTGTTTAACCACTCTTTGTAGAGTTGCTTTATTAAACCCGTTAGGAGATTTAACTTCCTTAGCGGGTACTTTATCGGTCGGACGTTCTGTCTTAACGGAAGCGTTAGCTGTGCCGTCTTTATTTTCTTCGATCACGAGCTTTTTAGTACCGTAGTCTCTCCATTGACGGAGCTTAATACTCATGTATACATCGAAGCCATAATCGTGATCTTCTTTAGTTTCGAGGTCCTCGATCGTAACTCGTTCCGTTACCATACTCAGCATTTCGCCTGTCGGTTTCATGCGGACTACGGTAAATTTAACCGGATTACCGGCTAATTTCATGCCGTGTATTTTATTAGCATAGTATTCAGCTTTTTTACTCTTTTCGAGGATAGACTGATTAAACGGATATTTACTATTCGGTAAAAGGATCTCGAAGGAATATTCGGTCAAACCCATAGGCTTCGGTATCGTTACTTCACCGGTCTGTAATAGGTCGACTGTTTCATTCTTGTTACTATAAGAAATATCGAGCGATTTAGGCGGGATCGGTATTTGGAGGTTGTCTAAGTAGAAATAATACATTATGTTAAAGCCTCCCCAGTGTTACGTTGGAATGCATCGACTAAGCCGTTAGCGAAGTTAGTGCTAAAGTCTTTATAGTCGACGCTAGAATCGATGTTATTATTATTCGTTACGTTTAAGTGGATAGTACGTTGAGACCAGGACTTAATAGCATCGTTCATAATGCCTTTATTTAACGTGTTAATTTCGTCGGCCGTTAACTGTAATGCTTTAGCAGTTTTCTCGGTATTCTTAGCAGTCTTCTTCGTATTTTTAGCTGTGTCTTTAGCAGCATCGGATACGGCATCTCGTTTAGCGCTTTGATCGCTATTAGAATCGTCGCTGATATTCGGTTGACTCGGATTAAAGATGTTGCTAATTTTACCGACCAAACCATCGCCAGCATTCTGCCAGTCACTAGCTGTACCTAATATATTCTTAGAATCTAATTTATAGTCGTCGAATGCACCAGCATCGACTTGTACTTGGAATCTGGAGGCTACGACATTACCGACACCGTCTAATAAATTTTTAAGGAACGGTACTTGTTTCATAACGTCGAGCATCGCATTAATGCCTTGTACAGCAAATTCGACTAAGTTATTCCATAAGCGTTTAAATAAATTTTGTATAGCCTTAGCCGGATTATTAAATACATCGGATATGAAGTTAGCGAAGATAATAAATACGTTCCAGATATAAGCTATTTGGTTAAATAAAACAGCCCATAATGCACCGAATACACCGGCGATAACACCGACTACTGTATACGTAGTACCAGCCCATTCGTTATACATATCGATAACGAGATATAAAGCACCGATAATACCCATAATAGCGAGTGCTACCCATGTTGCTGGACATGCTAACATAGCAGTATTTAATTCCCATTGTGCGATACTAGCCGCAACAGTAGAAGCTGTAGCCACTAACCAGTTAGCAGCATATACAAGAGCTACGGTAGCTAATGCAAATAAAGCACCGTGTACGAACCATGCATTTTCTTGTAGCCAGCCAAATACTTGTTGACCGACTGTTAATACTTGCTTAAATGCATACGATATTTCATTGAATACATTTTTAATGATAGGCGCTATATACTGAATATTATTTTCTATGCTATCGACAAATTGTCTAAATTCTGGTGAATTAGCTAAGTCATTAACAGCATCGAATAACGGAGCAAATGCATATTCTGCGACCGACTTAATATCGGTAGCCCAGTCAGCGAATGTATGTGGCAATTTACGATATGCTGCTTCAATTTCATCGGCATTATCGGTCATAGCCTTCTTAATAACTTCGGCTGTAACTTTACCTTCGGACGCTAGTTTCTTTAATTCACCACGAGAAACACCCATAGTTTTAGCTATGATGTTTTCAATCATCGGAGCATTTTCGGCTATACTTCTAAATTCATCGCCTTGTAATTGACCAGAAGCTAAACCTTGTGTCAACTGGATCATAGCATTCTTTTTGTTTTCGCCAGTCGTACCACCGATAGCCATTACTTTATTAATTTTTTCAGCAAAATCGACAGCTTCTTTAGGGTCTGGGAAAGCATCATGAGCCGATTGCGATAATGTAGCTACTGTTTCAGCCATAGAAGCATATTCAGTACGAGATCTTCGGGCCGATTCATAAATCTCTTTATTTAACGCTGCTACATTCCCTTGTTCACCGACTATTAAACCGAGTCTGGCTTGTATCGATGAAAACTCTTGTGCCATATCGAATACATGGCCGATAGCATCACCGACTTTTTGAATAGCGGCAGCTGCTATATTAGCTCCTAGAGAACCTAAGAAAATAGCTTTAAGGTTAGATAAAGAGCTATGTGCATTATTGGCGGCATTACCAGTATGTGTTACTTGTTGAGCAAAATTCGACATACTAGACGAAGCAGAACCAGCCGTTTGAGTTATATCTTTTAAGACAGGAGAAACACCGTTATTTAACTTTATCGTGTTAGATAGTGTAGACATATTCTACTCCTGATTTATTTCGTTTTAATTCTTTAGAAATGTGGGCCCGCTCTTTCTCTCTCATGGCAAGGGAAGCAAAAATAAAGTTGCGTTCTTGTTCATCCATTGAGTTTAATTCGAGCGGACGTATATGTAAATCTTGGAGGGCCCTATGGTAGAGATATGCCTCGGGATTCTCCTCTATTAGTTTTTTAATTCGTCGATATCGTTAGCTTTACTACCAGCCATTACTTCTTGCAATGCAGCTGTTAATACTTGTGTTTCGCCAGGGTACAACATAGCACCTAACAATTCGTTAGCGGAGGATACACCATAGGAATCTTGTAGTTCGGCATCGTTAAGAGATGGATACAATACGACAGCTTCGAGGAGTTCTGCATTAAGATTTTCTTCGTTAACAGTAGATTCTTTCTTGCCGTTTTTAATAGTAGTTTTAGTATTACGTTTCGTAATTTCTTCGACTAGTTTAGTGCTAATAGGATGCAATACCCATTCGATCGGATTACCGTCTTGATCGGTAAAACGTTCAGAAACGACTACCTTTACGTCGGGTAAGGATTTAGCGTTAGATTTAAAGAATCCGTTTAAGGACATATTTTTGATATCTGCCATAGAGGGTTAATCTCCTTGTATAGAATAATAAGGAGCCATAAGGCCCCTTATCTAAGATTTACGCGGAATTAGGCTTGCATACCGTCTAATTCTTTGAAGTTTTCTGGAATTTCGAGACCTTCGAATGTAAAGTCTACGTCTTGTTCCAAATATTTGCCGTCAGCATCGGCTAATGTAAGGTCGAAGTTATCGATGTTAACACCTTTAATAACGACTGTCCGAGAACCAGCTGCGGAATCAGAATCTTCGTTAGTCACTTGAAGATCGAAGTATACGTCTTTACCGTGATTCATGAAATCGAGCATCAATTCAGTAAAGATTGGTGTATTATCGTATACTGTCATGCTACCAGTACCTTTAGCACCAGTAGATTTATTGCCTTTATTAATACGGCCTAAAATAGCCACTTCTTCTTTAGTTTTATCAACTTTAATAGTGACTTTTTTAGCGTTAAGCAACAAACGACGTTTACCGTTGATAGTCATGTAAGCACGGGCTTCGACTGCACGAATAACGTCTTTTGCTAACATAGTTTGAGCTTTATCTGCCATTATTTAACTCCTTTATTTAACGTAGCAAGTAGCGTACAATTTATCCATAGCGACTGTAGGGTTGATTTCGTAATTAACGACTACAGAACCTTTTTCATCGCCCTCTGTCGGGATTTGAACGTCTTTAGATTCGAATTCTTTGATCGCACGTACTTTAGCATAGTCTTCAAATAATTTAACGATATCGTTCCATAAAGCAATACGACCGTCTTTATCGTTAGGTGTTTTGCCTAGATAATAGTTGTTAAATAATCGAGCTACATCATATGCGGAGTTATCCAAAACGCGAATAACTTGGTTAAGAGCGAAGTCTTTAGTGCGATCTTTAGAGAATTCAGTGAAAGTATTTACATCAGATAACAAACGAGTGTTACCTTTAACGTTACCGGAAGCAGAATCGGCTACGTTATGGAATACGATTTGGCCGCCTTTAATGAATTGTTCTAATTCGTATTGTTTATATTGCACGTTGAAGTTATATTCGCCGTCATAAATTTTATTAGTCAAAGATTTATTAATAGGGCAAGATGCTTCTGCGCCAGTTAACCAGTAGACACCAGCACCAGGTTCGGCTGCGTGATCATTAACTTTATTAGCTAAGGAAATAACGCCTTCGTAGTTAGCGCGAGTATTGTTGTAAAGCACTACTTGGAATTTTTGACCAGTAGTTTCACGAGTACGTTTAGCGAATGCGATAAACAAGTTTTGAATTGTAGTATCTGTACCTACATAACCTAAGCAGTTGAAGTAGAATGGTTCGATCAATTCGATGTATTTTTGATAGTCGGAAGCTTGTACAGCTGTACCGTTAGTACCACCAGTAAGGTAAGTAGCTGCTTGAGCTGTAAATGCAGAGATTTCGTTGAAAGTAACGAATGCATTGTTTACCAATTCTTTCGGTGTAGAAAGACCAGTTTGTTCATCGACTTTTTTAACGACATCGTCTGTTTTCAAGTATGTAGTTACTGCAAATTTGGAAGGATCGTTGATATCGGCAGTAACTGCGACTGCGATATCGTTACCACGTACACCGCCACATGTAGCAGTTGCTACGGTAGATTGTGCTTTAACTGCGTCAGAGTTTAAGCGATATAGATATAGAGTTTTAGTATTGATAAAAAGATCGCGAAGACCTTTCATTTTTTCGTGTGCATAATCGTAACCGAAGATTTTTAAGGAATCCTTTTGGAATTCTTCTTGTTCGACACGCACGATTTTGCCTGTTTCGCCCCAATCTAAGGAAAGAGCCATTGTAGCATAACCGCGATCTACGATTTCTGCGAATGGTTTCAATTTGGAAACGAAATTGATATAAGCACCTGGCAATGTTTTATTTTGAAATAGCCAGTAGCCGCCACCTAATGCCATAGAGTAGTTCTCCTTTTATTCAAAAAATTAATCATTGAAAACTTCAATGACGGGTTTATTAAGAGTATCTTGTAGTAATGCTTCAACTTCCTCGATGCTGTACTCACGATCTTCGATTACAGCTGCAATTAAGTCAGCGTATTGTTTAAAGCGATCAGAAGCGATAATCACTTCTGGTGTAAAAGTAGCAGCTGGAGCAGTAGTTGTTTCGTTAGTTTCACTTACCGCATTAGTATCTACTACTTCGTCAGTTTTCTTTGTTCTTGGCATTATCTGTTACCTCTTGATTTTGATTTAATGTAAGCATAGGATCTCTTTTAATAGTTTTTAATATGTGATACTCATAAGAGACCTTAAAATGTAAGATGCCGTCGGTAACACGATGACTCATATCGATGCCGTTAAGGAGTGAACCATCAGAGAGTGTTATGTATTCGAGGTCGAAATATAAGTCTTCGGTTATCGGATTAATTTGTTCCTGTTGTGCTTCGATATAATCGTCGTCAGAAATAAAGAACATAATATCGAAGTCATTTCTGCGTTCATAACGAATATCTAGTAAATGCTTCTGTTCTGTATTAAGTGTCTCGATAACGAAACAAGGGAATTGTGCATCTGATTTAATCTCGTCTATGTATATAGGGTATTTAAAACTGTTAAATAATGATTTAGCTATGCCGTCGATGATTTCGTTAATGTAATTCATTATTTGCTCCACGTTGATAAGTAGTCGTCGAGCGCGTTCTTCATAATCTTATCTGAAGCTTTTCGTGTAGCCGCTTCTGCCTTCTCTTGCATGTGTAGACCTTTAACGAACGACTTAGTAAGACGCTTACCGAGGACCGGTATAAAACGCCCGGGTCGTTGTCTGTGGCCGTCGTTAACATACGATGCATAGGAAGCCGTATTCTGTACCTTAACGGTAGTATCGTTAATACGTTCGGCTTCCCACGATCGTCTCATGTGTTCCGATACGGAGCGATATTTGCCGTCTGGCGAAATCTTAGTTTCACCGACTGGCGTATTAGCTATCGCTTCGGCTAAATAATGTTGTGCTAAGTCGTCGGTAATCGTTTTATTAAGGGACGAGACGTTATCTTGAAGCTCTTGTGTTCTTCTTAATAGTTCTTCAAAACCGGAAAGATCGACTGTTACGTTAGCCATTATGTTTACTCTTAAGCGTCAACTGAATCTCTTGATGAGTATCGTATAACGCTACTTGTGAGGAAGCTGTATAAGCAAAATGTCGGTTATTACGTATCACTTCGATATCGGTACCTGGCTTAATTTCGACGTCGGGCGAAATAAATAAGACTACGGTCTGCGAAGATGATGGTAGCTTATTAACGATATCGTTAGTTTGAAGAGTTTTAAATGAAACTCGACAAGGGTAACTGATTGCTTCGAGTTCGCCGTTCTTAATTATGCCAGTGAGAGGATCTTGAATAGCCTTTCGTTGTTCAGTAAGAATACATGTATCTTGATAAAGACGCTCGAAATGTTGACGAGCTACCATTTTAATGTTCGATAACATGTTATGTCTGTACCTTCCAATGAAGTCCATTTACTAATAAGAGAAGATAGATATGATAAGGTATTATCGCCGGCGAATTCTATTTCAGTATCGCCTTCTTTTAACCGCTTAATAGGTTGTAAGTCAGCTTCTTTAAGAATCAAATCCTTATGGTGATCGATAAACCTTGCGGCTACTCTTTTATCGAGTAGTCCAGAGAGTTCGGAAGGCAAATCTTCTAGGTTGAGGATATTAAGAAGATATTGCCGTTCCGCATCATAGATATACTGAAGAACATTGTCGTATTCTGGAGTCACATTAAAATGTGTCGAGAATCGTATTAGTTCTTTTATTTGATCCATGATATTAACCTATATTATTTTTTGAAAGTTGCTTTTACGACTTTAGATTCGTTAGTCAAACCTACGGCATAGTGTGCAGATACTACGATATCAGTAGACAATGCTTTAGCATGACGTTCAGTTTCGAGGTTAGCTTCTGCTTTAGTATAGATAGTAACAGCTGGAAGAGCTGGAGTACCGTCTTCGACTTCTGGAGTCAAACATACGATGAAGTTATCGATAGTCGCTTTAGAGTCATCGATACGACGAGAAGCAACGACACGACAGCCAGCGATCATACCGATTTCGCCGTTCATCATAACGTCGGCATTATATTTATTGCGATCGATGAAGTTAGGGTCCAAACGTAGAGTTGTTACTTGGCTAGGAGCTACGAACAATACTTTGTCTGTGTTGCCTTCTTCGTTCAATTTATCGACAGCTGCTACAACACCTTCATAAGAAATAACTTTTGTGGAAGTAGCTGCCAAAGTAGTAGTACCCAAAGCTACTAATACGTCATTATCGATTTTATCTGCCATAGACAAGGATAATTGATAAGTAGCTTGGCCGACAGGATCGCCTAGACCAGAGTTAACTGCTTTATCTGTCAAAGTGATAGCTTTACCAGCTGTCTTAATTTGAACAGTTTTAGTAGAAGCGGACATAGTAGCAGTCGTTACTTCAGCGCCTTCTGCTACGTCTTCAGCTGCACCGATATAAGCCCATGCCGGGATAGTTACAGTGTCGCCAGGAACGCCTTTAAGTTCTTCGTTAACAGCTGCGAATTGTGTAAATTTCAATGCTTTAGGCAAGCCAGCAGATACCATATCTTGCATAACTTGAGGGTTAATAATATTTGCGAGTTTCGTTTCGTTTGCCATTGTTAGATGGTCTCCTTGTAATTAATTAGTGAGATAATTCTTCGTACAAATCGGGATCGGATTCTTGTAACTTAACGCGATCGAGATAAGATAATTTTTTGAATTGTTCTTTAGTTAAACCGTTATCGGTTTTAGGTGTAGCTTCCCCTGGCGTAACTCCTTTAATAGAATCTTGTTTAAATAAATACGGATCAGATTCTTTTAAAGATTGAATTTGTTCTTGAATACCGTTAACCATATCGTTATCGAACGTAATCTTAGAGCGGTCTAATAAGCCTGTTAAGATGGATTGATTCATAGCGCCGGCTTGCAGTACTTCTTTAGCGATGGCTGTGTCGATTTTCATGTTCTTAATATTTTCGACGTAATCGGCTTCTCTCTTAGCTGCGGCGTCTTGAAGTTCTTTGATTTGAGATTGTAATGCTTCGTTCGCTTCGTTAGCTTTAGATAACGTGTTAATATCGTTAGTTAGGTTTTCAATTTCTTTCTTAGCGCTCTTGTACGCATCGTTCTTCTCGTTAAATTGAGCTTTAGATACGTAGTTTTTACCATAATCTTCTATAATCGTTGCGCATTGTTCTTCGGAAAGGTTGAGTGCTAATAGTTGTTCTTTAGTCATTGAGGGAAACTCCTTAAATTAATACATTTCGTTTTATTATCGTGAGTCACATCTCACATTGAATTAATTAGTTAATTTTGTTCTTTATCGTCTACAAAATTTAAAAAGACAATATAATAAGAGTGGCGCCGATTAGGTTAAGTAATCGGACTTCCACTCTTCGTAAGTCATATCGGGTATGTACTTTGTCTTCTGATCTGGTCTGGATGCTCGTGAGTTGAGCGGTACGTTCGGTATCATTGTCGAACGACAATACGGATGAAATGGCGGTGCCGTGATACCTGGTTTGTAGTCGGATAACGGTACGATATGTTTATCGAGGTGCCGACATATCGAAGACGTATGCTTATCGAGCGTCGCTAAAATCTGGTATTCTTTTACGTTTAACTCTTTAAAGGAATCGTGTAGAGCTAATTCTTGAACGTAAGCCGTTTCGGTTTCGACTAGACGTCGTACGTTAGAGATTTGTGTATTAAATGTATGTGATATGCGTTCTGTCGTACGCTCTGATGATTCTTGTGCTATGAAGGAACGTGTTATCTCTTGACGTAGCTTGTTAATAAGGACGTCTCTTTGTTGCCATATACGATCGGAGAAGTTTTGTTCGTTCCAGGGTTGCTGTAATGTGGCTAATATCTGTTTCTTAGGTACTTGTCTGAATGTTTGATAGTTACCCATGATAGATTGTGTAGTATAGGCTGCTTTATAATAACTAGATTGGTATTGCTTAAGAAGAAAATCTGTTAAATGAGTATTAGTGTCGGCGGCCATCTCTTCAGCGAATTGCTGTGTCTGTATCCATAACGCTTCGATGCGTGAGAGACGTGATCTTAATGATGAGTTCTCGAGGAGCTTGATCTGCTTAGGGGATAAGTTCTTCTGTTGTGCTAGCTTTATATACTGTTTAAGTGTTAATTTAAACGCCTTAAGTTCTCGTGCCGTTAATTGTTTTTTGGCTTCTTGTAAGCTTATGCCGTTAGTATTAGCATATTTCTGATAGAACGACTGTATTTGTGATAGTTGTTTCTCGAGAGCATATTCAGTTATAGACGACAGTTCATTAAACTGCTCTTGTGCATCGAGGATACTTTGTTCTTTATCGCTTAGAAAACGATCTTCCCAGTACATGATTAGTTACCTTCGTATGTATAATCTTGGTTTAAGGTTTCTTGTCGTTCTTTTTTAATTTGTTCGAGTTCTTCGTCGACGTTTACCGTAAACGGATGATTAGCTACGAGAGTTCTTTCAGATAGGATACCGACAGAATCTTTAATAGCATTAATCGTGTCTTGTTGGTTAACAGGTAAGTCTCTATTAAAGATAAAGTTAATAGAATAAATAATCGGAAGACTGTTAAGGGAGCGATAGGCATTAATAAAGTCCACTAAATGATGTAGCGACGCTTGGAATTCCGCTTCGAGATCGTTAGCGTCGAGGTCGATATCTGAGTACATCGAATTAATATTCATCTGGTTCGGATTATTCGCCATACGGTCGTCTTTAGCATCGAAGCCTCGGCCATTCGTAATAATCGCACGTTCGAGTTCTTTAATAATCGTCGTATAGTTAGTCGCATCGACGTTAACGTTAAGTGCTTCGACGTCACCTTGTACTTCCGGAGTCGAAGAGATTTTAATGACGCCGTGTTTGGCTAAGTTATGTCGGAATTCTTCGAGATTAGTGCCGTCGTATCCTTTGAGGACTAAAATCGTATTATGTACGTCTTGAGACATCACGTTAGCGAAGTTAGATATCATTTGATTAAGAGCGTCTTGTAGAGTCTTAATACGATCGAGTAAGAACGTTTCGTCTGAGTTAGGCTTAAACCAGATTAACGGTACGGACGTCCAGTTATAAGAAATATCGTTCTTATGGATATACGCCGTATTTAACTTGGACGTATCGGGAGCTAATTGACCGTTAGAGTAAATATAATAATGTACGCCTTCGGGTAGATAATATTCGACGTGTGTTTCGGTCGTCGTGATAGAAGGACTTTGATAGATCTCGACGTCGTAGAAATGAATAAAGGCATCGAGTTGTTTATGTGCCTCGTCATGCCAGAACGGAATAACGTTTTCTGGTTTAAAACGTTTAAAGGATAAGTTACCTTGTTCGTCGATATACGGATGTAGATAACCGATCGAGCATTGATATACGTCCTTACCTAATTCCTTTAATAGATTCTGGAAGCTTGGATTAAAGTACTCGGTTACGTCGATATCGTCGTCAGTTTGTGTATCGATCTGTTGTGATAATAGATAGTTTGTCTTTTGATCGACTAAGTCGTCGAATAAGTTATTAATGATTTTATTATTAGGTATAATACCGGACGCATCTTGCATCGTATCTTTCGCTGTATATACAAGATGCTTAGGTTCTTGTTGATTGCCTAAATAATATTGTCGTGAAAGGAGCATCTTCCGTCGTTTTTTAGAGTACAGGAATTTCTCGTATTCGGCTTGTACGAATTGTTGTTCCGAAATACCTGTATTGCGACGTATGATGTCGATCCATTGTTCGGTAGTATTCATTGGATATCCTTTAATTAATCGAATGAGAATATAGGAGCTTGTGTATTAATCTTTTCGGCGACGCCGGTAAGAGCATCGGGAGCATCGTCGTGTAGGTTTTTACCTTCACGTTGATAAGATGTAATAGCTTTATAGAAATCTGGGAATTTATTGTGCCAGTTTATCGGGAAGTATATATGTTCCATTACCCATGTTGCATTAGATAGTATTCGTGATTGTTTATTCTTTGATTGATGAAACGGTATGATTGTTGTGTAATTAGTATTATGTATATCTGTTAAATAATGAGATATTTGACGTGAGAATCCTCGGCCGCCGTTGTTCGATTCGATATACGCTTCGTTAACTTTATAATCGAACAAATGTTTTGCAACTAAGGGCTCCGTTATCTCCATCGGTTCGTTCGTATATATGACGTCGAGGATATACGCTTCTTTTTGTCGGATGCCGTATATAATCGAACATAGATAATCGGTACCCGTATCGGCTGTATCTGTGTAAGATTGTATCTTCTCGAATTGAGGGAGAACGTCGTATGTCTTAAGGGACGAATATAACTGTCCTTTAAGGTCGATCGGTTCTTGTTGATAGTTCGCATAAAATATATCGGGCGATATTAATCGTTTCTTCTCTTCGTATGACTCACGGGATAGTACTTCGTCACATAACATCGTTCCGTCATCTTGAAGTGCTTTAAGCGATACGACTTCGGCATCGTCTTTAAAGTGATTAATAATACGTCCAGCTAAATCGTCAGACGCCCAGCGTGTCATAATGATAATGATCTTACCGCCCTCTTCTAAACGGGACAGCATCGTATTCGTGAACCATTCAAAGTGAGCTTGTTTCGTTAATTGGTTATTTGCCTCTAGGGCATTCTTAATAACGTCGTCGATAATCATTAAAGAACACCCGAAACCGGTAGCAGTACCCGAAGGAGATGTAGCAAGATAAGACGAATATTGTCCTTCGAGGGACCACATATTCATAGCCGCATCACCTTGTTTAATCTTTACGTCGGGGAATACATCGGAATAAACTGGAACGTATGGATCAGCTTTATTGGTTTGTATTGCATTTCTGACGGACTTAGCGAATTGAGTCGATAGTGTTTCGTTATAGGACCCTGTCATTATCTTCTGTGTAGGGTCTTTACCGAGATACCATTCTACGAATTTAGTAGCTGTTCTAGATTTACCAGATCGTGGTGGCATAGATACTACTAATACTTTCTTATTGGAGTGTGTTACGAAATTCTGAAGTACGGAAGTTAAATAAATGAGATATTGGCGCGATCGTTTATAAAAGTCTGGAGCCATTAATTCGCAATAGTCGAAGAAATCTCTTCGGGCGAGCTCTAGCTTCGCCTGGTATTGGATATGTCGTTTAAGCTCGGGCGTCATTCTCAATTGGCTTGTAGTGGAAATTCGTATCACCTCCTTCTAGTGTTCGTATGTGTTCGTATAAATTCAAAAATACATAGGGAAAGTTAATCTGGCTTATTATCAATTAGCTTTCGTAGCTCTTCTGTCGTTAAGGATTGGACCGGATTATTAATTGTCGTATCCATTTTGATACGTTGTTCATATGCAGCATCCATCTTATTTAAGATATCGAGAGCTTTAAGTTTGTCGTTATATCTTACGTCGTCGCTATATATCCATTGAGTAAGTAAGTTACGTCGTTCTTCTATGGTTGCTACTCGTTGATCAGTAGTTTGTCTAAATCGTTGTTGTAATTCGGCTATATAGGCCTTGCACGCAGGTTTATTAAGGTTTTCTAGGCCCATGTTATTAACGACCGATGGACTTGATTTTGAATAACCAGCTTTAATAACGGCTTCATTAATAACATTCCCGTTAGAAACATATTCTTCACAAAACCTGGCTTGTTTAGGAGTGAGTGTGTACCCATCTACAACGATTCTTCCACGGGAGTCTTGCGTTATAGCAATGGATCTCACCTCTTTCGTTGTTTAATGTATTAGGTATTAATAGGTAGTTAATTATAACTACGAATATATGTTTGGTTGTTAAGGCAAAAAAAAGAACCCTCGTTAGAGGGTATCTTTTTTCTACAGTAGTAAAAATTAATCAAAGATGTTAGAAAAGGACTAAAATTATGACATCTTGATAAGGGTAAATAATAGGAGGTAAATTTTAAATGCTGTACCCTTCTATTACTATATTATGGTCTTAAGGGGAAATATGGGGAAGATGTTGTTTGTTATTATTAATAGTATTGTTATTAAGAGATATATAAGAAGCTATTAAATAAAAAGAGGCGGTCGATTTGAGTTCGGCCGCCTTTATGGTTCTTATATTATTGGTTCGTTAATGTAACGACATGATCATCATAGGTAAGTACATCGTTAACAGTACGAACAATATGATTAGTAATAGTTCGTTATCCATTATGGTCTCCATGAAGTACTTCGCATACTTGTTTTAATGCTTCGACATGTATGTATTTAATAGCTCGGAAGGTACATCCTCTATTTTGTGTGTATGACTGTTCCCAGTTACTAGCAATTTGTACAAGAGGTATGTCGTTTAAGTAGTAGTTTGTAAGCAGTAACTTATAGCGGGCATCTGGTACCTTATTAATAGTATTGATGACTTCTTGTTGTATGGCGATATATTCTTTCTGTGAGGCTAATTCTTCTTGCTTGTATTTAGTAAGTAGTGATTGTAACTCGCTATCGTCGATACGTGATATATCTTGTTGATAGAGTTTAGTTAAAGCATTCGATTGTTTAAGGTTTGTCTTAGCATCACGGTATCGATATAAGTATTTACGGGCTAGATTGGTATTATAATATGGATGTTCTTCGTTGAAGAGAGGTTGTTCTATATAATTATTAGAGCTATTTAGTAGTTCTTTGATTAATGCTTTTTGTTGTTTAGTATATTTCATAATAATAAGTCCTTTATTATTTTATATATGTATGATAAGAGAGATGATTAGGTAAGCTATTAAGGAGAATAAGGTGATCACGGTGTACACGATCACTTTTAAGTAAAATGTCGATACGATGACGACACGATTATTTTCGTGGTCGATAAGGATATTAGGTTCTTCGTTCGGTTGTTGTCTTCTAATGTTGATTGTCATGGGATAGTGCCTTTCTTAATTTCTTGAGAGCTCTAGACTTAGCATCGGATACTAAGTTTAGTTTAAGGTGTAATCGTCTAGCTATTTGATGTATAGATAGGTTCTTATAGTAAAGCAGTATAATAACTTCTCGTTCTCGGTCGCTTAAGCACGACATATCGATCGTAGGTTCAGTCATGTCATCGAGTACGTCGTCGAATGCTTTTGAGGCTTGTTTATCTTCGACGTGTTCTAGAATCGATACCTCACCTTCTCCATCGTTACAGTATCGATCTAATTCTTCGACTGAGAGCGTATTAAGTATTTCGATCACGTTATGTTCTTTGATGTTCGTGATATCGGATATTGCTTCAGTCGTGATCGGTTTATTAAGTCGTTCGAGAAGTTCTTTAGCCTTATTAATCTTTTTAAGCTTCTCGATAGCTGCTTGAGGCAAACCTATTGTTTTATTTCGTCTAAGGTAATCGCATATTTGACGGAAGATACCTCGACGCATGTAGGTCGTAAAAGAAGCCTCGTGAGTATAATCATAATTCTCAAACGATTCGAGGACGGCGATCATGCCTTCTTGAAATAGGTCCTCGATGTCGTCGACGTTCTTATATATGGATGCAATACTAATAATTTGTCCACATTGATTTAGTATTAAATCTTCTTTAAGTTGTTTCTTACGTCTTAGAGATGGTGTTTCGTGGTACTCCTTAAAGAGAGCTTTTTCTTCTTCTTTAGTAAGGTATTCTGTTGTCGGTACAAGATAAGATAGTTTCATGTTGTTATATAAGTCCTTTGTGTTATGTAATGTTATAAGTAAAACTGTTAATAATAGATGAATGGCGGCCATCCGCGCAAATAAAAAGAGCGCCGGAGTATATAAAGCCCTCGGCGCCCGATCCAGGTTATTAAATTGTCTTCGCTTGTTCGCCGTTCAGTGATATATTACTCACGGTATTATGGCGTTAAGCGATATCTTAGATGAAATTTTAATGAAGTTTCATCTTAATCTATGTTATAGAAGTTTGTCGTTACCCGGAATCCTCTCTTATCGGCTAAGACATTAACTTCTTTATTGTCTTTATCTATATAATAAAACTGATATTGCGTCTCTTGTCGTCCATTCAATCCTCTAGGATGATAAACCTTAACATCAAGGTTTTTATGCTCGATTTTTTTAATTGTTAGCAATTTGTCGATAGCTCGTATTGGCGTATATCCATTAAACTTACAAGCCATAAAAAGCCCTTCAAAATCTTTGTCGGTAAGTTCAAAAATTTTACTCATATGAATATCTATAAATGTATAATCATTGATTTTACTGTTTAAGCCGTTGTTTCTTCTGATTTATCGTCAGTATTACCTTCTGGACCTTCAAGCGTTACTCCCCCTGGAAAAATTCCAGTAGTCATACCATAGGTAATTCTACCAGAATAAAGAGTAAAATCTATTACATAATAAATTTGTTTGCAAATCTCTGTGTTTATGATAACAACTCGACATGTCCGAATACTGTCGTCTTGATATTTTTGAATATTCTCGCATTTATCTTCCGTTTCTTCAATTCTTGCACAATAAACCTTTAGTTTTGGAGAAACCTTACTAAGAAGTCTTTCACTAAATTCTTTAACTTGAGTTTTGCCCATCAAGTGATAATAAAAGCGATCTACATTATATTGATTAAGAAATCTTCGACCTATTAAGTTATATGTAGACGATGTATGTTTTAATTCGTCGCTGTTAAGTGTGATTGTTCTTTCTTCCATAGTGTTAGTCCTTACTATTTATATATAAAGTTACTAAATTATTTTATTTAAAAGTAGCTGTCGACACGGCGATCAAACTATTTTCACCATACGTTTTTGAAGCTTGATATTGATATTTACCGTCTTCTATAATCGCAAACCATGCTCCAATAACATCATGCTCACCTACTACGGTAAACGTATCGATTACGTTAAGAGGTTTTAAGTTATTTTGCAGTTCGCTTTTAAAATCGGCTTCAATCTCTGACTTTGTTCTAGTGTCATTTTCTTTGTATGTTGACTCAGCATTAAGTAGCACGTCAGTTATTTTTCTTCGACAATTATTAATGTATGTTAATTCTTTATTGTCCATTGGATTAATGTACCTCATCTATATTAATTTCAAAACCTAAACGATTATAATAAACGCCAGCTTTATATATTTTTCCTTCTGGATCTATTAGCTTAAGATATGCAGCATGATTTTCATCGCATTCATATGGTGACTCAATAATGGCCGTGTGTATAATATTAAACTCTTTAGGTAAGCATTCTTTTATCCTACTAGTAAATGATTGATGTAAATCGATTGGTGATCTTAGGCGTCCTACGACACTAAAATCAGTTAATATTTTAAAAAGCGTTTCTTTTATAAGTTCTTTATTATTCATTATCGTTATTCTCCATAAGACAGTCTTCTGGTAACTCACCTTCTTTAATAAGGTATCTAACACATTCGATATATTGTCGCTCAGCAAATAATGGTTTTAATACGCTATTAAACTCCACCAATGTTTTTCGACAAATTTTTCCATAATATGCTCCATTATTATAGATAGGATTTATAATAAAATAAGCGTTATCGCCGCGGCCTTTTTGACGGATAATATCAGCCTTTTTTGCAGCTCTTATGAATAACGTAGCTTGTGTTTCAGATAAAGCATAGTTTCCAGTTCCAAGAAGACGTTTTAATTGTTTTGTATTAAGCTTAATATTGCGACCGTTCCTTATACCGATAATATGATTTTCTTCATTTACATGAAGAGCTAATACTCTAAGAGCACATTCAAATGTCGCAAAGTTAGTTTGATTTTTACCTTGTTTTTTAGAGTCTTCTCTACAAATTTCTACAAAACGTTGGATTAAATCTTCTTTAATAAGTCCAAATATAGTAGTTCTTATATTTAAATTATTAAGATTAGCAAATTTACCATTCTTATTAAAAAGCTCAATGCCGCCCATTGATTTACCTTTATAATAATATTTTATACGACCGTCAGACTGTGGCATTTTTTCTAAAATAAGATTATTGTCATAATCGAATTTAACACCGTCCTTATTAAAACCATCATCATCGTCTATTTTTTGATCGTCTAAACCAGGTACTTGTTCATTTTTTGCAAGTTCGTCAAATAGTTCAAAACCTTTATTTAGTGCCATAACTGTTGTCCTTTTCTTATTAAAAATCGTTGGTTTAAGATATACCCTATGGGTTATTTAATAATTGTTAAAACTACCCATGGGGGGTATTATTGTTTTTCTTCAAAACAACATATAAAATCTAATGTTTTTGATATTTTTTGGGTTAATTTTTGGTGCCTGGCTCTTTTTAAGATTATTATAGAGTGTCCACCACTTTTCTTTTAAATTAATTTAGCGTGTTAATGCTCTTTGTCAATTAGTTTTTACTGTTCTAAATTTTCTTATGCAAATGCATAAAGTTATGATTTTTTTATTATGCATTTGCATAAGGTGCCCAACGTGAGAAAAGCTTGATTTTAACTGGGCTTTTAGTGAATTTTCGTGTTTAGACCTTATAAGTATACTAAAGAGATATTTTCGACTCAGTTGGTTTTTAATGTTCAAGATGCTTTTACTATTCTAAATACATTATATCAAATAATATCGTCATATACAAGTCGCCAACAGTATAAATTTTGTTAATTTTATGAATTATGTCCATCGGCATTCTTGACGCTTGAGTGTGACGATCACTGTAGAATGATTATGAAGTGAGCATCGCGAACGAATATATCATTCGGAAGTGTTTTTACTTCTCGTACATATATTACTCACAGAAAAATAAAGTTAACGTTATTTGTCAAAAAAATTTTCTAGCAGTAAAAAATATTCTTGTTGAATAAGAATGAAACTGACGATGCGAACGTAGTGAGCGAGGTAGTTTCATTACGGGGAGCGTAGCGACCTCTACTCCATATTGATATTTAAACTATGGTTAATACTATGCTGCATGAGTTTAAATAACGGAATATTTCCACTGTCAATATAATATTACCTACCAGAGAACGCCCCTTGTGATGATGTTGTGTATATAATTTTGGCATATTAAAAGCAATGGCTGCTGGTATATATATATGTGTTTTAGGTTTTTACACAAAAAAAGTATTTAGATATCTAATATTTATTGTCATGACTTTTAGGTATTAATATAGCTTGCTACTTGAAATATATATACTGTTTATACTAACTATATTAGGAGCATCGGGGGAAATTATGGGAAGATGTTATTTAAAGCTATAAATATCGTATTATGGGCGGCTGTTAGGAGTTAAAAATAAAGTTGATGTAAAGAATGTTTATTGTTGAAGATGTAGCTTGCTGAAGAGATGACTTTAATTGGTTTCTTTGATTAAGGTTGTTTAAATGTCTTTAGAGGCTATTAATGAGAGGTATATGATTGAGAAGAGATCGCCGGCGCTCTTAACGGTATTAGGTTGCGGAATATCATCTATTGTTCCTTATCAGCCTTGACAGGTAGTGGCCCTTCTATTTAACTGAAATCGACTATTGTATGGTATTCTGTGGCCAAAGACTACTACTGGAGCTTGATTTATATTTGTCATAGGATATAGTCTCTTGTCATTGCTGATAATAATGGAGAATATACATTAGATGGACAAAGGCGGCCATTTCTGTTTCTGTGGCATATTGTCAAAGGCCAGGTGTCTTATGCTGCATCAGAATAAAGGCCCCGGCAGCCTGTATATCGTTAATGGGGGCCCGAACACAATACGTTATATGGACCAGTGGCCGCTTTTTGATCATATACACCAAACAGATGTTCTATATAAAGAAACATACCTAGCTCCAATAGCGGCGCCCTCTCAAATTCTTATCATATGTGCCATCATTAACAGCATTGAAGCATCTCTTCAGTTTCAACGTTTTAAAGTCATTAAAGTCAGATATATGTCTTAGCCAGCGATAGCTAAATTTATCAATTATAGCCCCTCTGGCAGCGTTTTAATATGGACCAGGTATAATCTATCCTCAACAGCTAAAACTTCTCTCAGAGGCGATTTAAATGAATTAAGTCATTATGCTAAAGACAATAAGCCGCCCTTACACATATACCTACATCGCTACAATAGTCATACAACTTCGTTATTCACGCTCTAAGGGCCGTCTACTGTGTTTAAGATATAAATACTCCAGAGACATAGTAGCTGGTCTTAGAGAGGCTTTAATTGACATCTTGATATCGACTAACAGAGAGTATTAACGACTCGGTCTGACGACCTCGGCCCGCGCTTACTTCCGCGCTACAAACTAAGGAATGTATTCGATGCAGGAATAGCCGTAGAATTCATTTAAAGGCCCTATACGGAAGTTTTGATCTAACCCAGGTATGATTTATCCTAAGCTGTATTTTCATCTCGTATAGACGATCGACAAATATTTATACATTCGACCAGTGAAGACCTATTTTAAGGCAAAAAAATACCCCCTACCCAGTCTCCAGGGTAGAGGATAATTCTTATTGTTATAGCGCTTCCATGTCGGCCATATCTGATGTTCTGCACATTGCCACTAGATTGTCTGTATTCAATGGATCGCTTAAGCTGCCGTACACATCTCCATATAGTTCCTTACCAGCCTTAACAGTTTTAGCCTTCGGACTCCCTTTAAGTAATCTTATACCAGATGCAAATCCTAAGACCATCATAACAGCCGCCATGTCTAAGCTAAAGCCCATACCTTGATAACGTCGTAGGTCCTGGTTGCACATACTATAATTAGTTAAGCCGTGTTTTTCGACAAGTTCGACTAACGTCATCTCAGAACCAAACCAGTTAATTTTTACGTTTGATTTCATGTTGCGTTGTTGAGTGTTTCTATCGGCCCATCGACAGTTGTCTGGGTAATAACCTTTCTCGCCGTCAATACGGTCGATTGTAAGGCCCTCTTCGTATGTATCGTACATGTCGCTCATGAAGTTCTCAAATACGTCCCATCTTGGATCGTAGCCTTTAGCATGATACTTTTCATATTGTGGCTGAGAAGGATTATTACATCTATTCTTCATTTGTTTCCATTGTCGATAGAAATTAGTATTTGACATGCCGTGAGATAAGGACTTAGCAGTCGATTTAACACGTCGGCTAGTTTTATTTTTGTAGCCATTAGCCGCTGTGTCAGTGCCGCCTGTTAGCTCGTGAGTATTCTTTTGGCTAACGGCACCGGTCTCATTGTTTCTAACAGTCCATACGTGACCCTGGCCTTTAACGTATTCTCTGTTAAGAATAGTGTACAAAGTAGTTTTTGCTTGAATTTTTTCTAATAATGTCATAATGTTAATCCTTTTAATTTAACTAAAAACTTTTAACCGCTTAATTGCGATTTCAATAGGATATTACTCATCTTTATCTAAGAGTTATCAATTAATAGCTATATTATTTATGCATAGCTAAGAGTTATTTAACCCATTGACGACTAACCTTTGTTATAAGAAACTCTCGGAAAGCCTCGATATTGACGTTTTTCTTTCTATGACTAAAAGAGATAACGTTGTCTTTAAAATCTGGATCCGTCTCCATTTGATGTACTAACTCAGTCGTCTTCGTCCTACCAATAGCGAAGATTTTAGCTAAGTTAGTTACACTTGCGTATTGTTGTGTCATGATACACCTACAATACACTAACACTGATTTACAATTCATCTACAATAATCATACACGAACATATACGAACAGTCAATACATGTCATTGACTTTAATTTAGTTATCACTTATACTATAGTTAGGAGGATTATTAATATGCCTAAATTAATTAAACTAGAGAACCTAAGAAAACAGAATAAGTTAAGCCATCAAGCATTGGCTGACGGTGTACAAGACTATTTGCGAAAGAAATTGTTAGATAGCGGGAAAGGTATCACGCCTCTCGATCTTAAGAAGGCTTCTTATAAACGTACTACCTATACTATGTTAGAGAATGGCTATGTTAAGACGGTATCCGACGATCTTATCAAAGCATTAGCTTATGTACTACATAGCGATTTCGACACCGTTAAAGATGCTTGTACGATCGTTGTCGATAACCGTGAACGTGATGAGTTAATCGACGATATTAATATTATCTTGAGTTATATGACCGAGGAACAGTTAACGGCTCTCTTAAATATGCTCTCATCATTTAAACGCTAATAGGAGTGTTATAAAATATGTATATTGATGAACGTAAGCAAAAAAACGGTACTATCTCCTATCGTTATGGAGAGAACTATAAGGATCCACTAACTGGTAAGAATAAACGAGTTAGTGCTACATCGACTAAAAACACTAAAGCAGTTCAAAAAGAGATGCAACGTATTCTTAACGATAGAATTAACGAGATCTTAACGAATAGTGTTAGTAATAAAACTCTTACGATTAAAGATCTTACCGATGAGTATGTAACCATCGATAAAGGTTTACGTAAGGTGACTACCCAGCAGAATATCGAAAACCATGCTAAGGCACTTTTAAGATGGATTGATGGCGATATCTTAGTTGTTAATTTAAAAGCTATCTATATTCAAAGAATGTTAAATAAATGTCTACTGGAAAAGAGCTTCAATTATGTTAAGCGTGTTTATTCCGTGTTTAAGCAAGTCTTAAAGTATGGTAAGCGTATGGGCTACATTGACGATATCTCTTACTTAGAAGATGTTATATTAAAGCGCCCTCCTCGTACGACCGAAGAGATGACTAAGGCTCGTGAGAAGTTCCTTACGAAGGATGAATTAAAGACTTTTTTAACGGCTCTTGCTAAGAAGAATCAACGTGTCGCCCTTTTATTCGAGTTCCAGGCATTAACCGGATTACGTATCGGAGAGTTAAGAGCATTACGTGTTAAAGATTACAACTCTAAAAATGAATATATTGACGTTAATGCGACGTTAACGGTTAACGGGCTTAGGATACCACCTAAAAACGAATACTCGGCCCGTAGGGTGCAATTAAATAAACGAGCGCGGCATATCTTATCGACGTTTATACAGCTTAATCATAGCCGTAAGCAAATCATGCAGCATTATAAGAACGACGATAATTATATCTTCGTTACGGATGGCGGCGTACCTTATGATAGCCATTATTTAAATAAGATACTAAAGTCGGTACCGTTTAATAAGACGATCACGACGCACACCTTCCGTCACACTCATATCTCATTATTAGCCGAGAAACAAACGCCTCTTAAGACGATTATGGCTCGTGTCGGACATAATGAACCTAAGACTACCCTCTCCATTTATACACACGTTACAGATGCTATGAAAGAGCAAGAAAAACAGATACTCGATTCAATCGATATTATGGCATAATTAGGCCGGCATTATTGCCGGTCTTTTTTATTGTAAAGCACCGTATTTAAGCACTTTTTCCGGTGTTTTTAAAAAAGTGTCTCGTGGTGAAACGGTGGTGAAATCATGGTGAAATTTCAAGCGAACAAATACGTATTTAAGCAGTCATATACGAACACTAAAAAAAGCTAGAAGATTAGGTAACTACTGCATTTATACAGTAATCACGCCTCTTCTAGCTTTAGCTTGAATATTGGTGGAGATGAGGGTACTATGCCTTATAAATCTAGTATTTATCTATATCGGTAGCAAGTAAACCCTTCATGGTGAAACGCGTGGTGAAAAATTATTAATGAGTTAATGGTACTTCGCGGACAATAATATAGTTACGTATTACGAAGTCTATATTGGACGATACTGCATGATCCATGGTACACAAATATATATCATCTTTTTGTATATTAGAATCGTTCCAGTGTTTTAAAATCAAATCTACGTCACTATTAAATAATTTAGATATCTCAGGGTTTATTTTTTTCATGGAGTCTATATGTTTATAATTAAAATTATTTCTTTTTAAAAAATCAAAATAGTCTTCATTTGAATGTTCAAAGTAAAAATAAAGATTGTTAATAATGTTAGCGCTTAATTCATCAGAGTCATTTTTAATATCTGAAATATAAGAATCTTTTAATGTTTCATATGCTGCACAAGCCATTTCTGTTTTATATTTGCCATACAAATAAACTTTATTGCTGACAATTAAGTCATATGCCGGCCTAAAAGTTGTATTATGTCTAAAATCAGCCAAAATCATGGCTAAAGTAACCATCCAGCCTTTATCTTGTTTTACAGAAGAATCAACTTTTATCGGAAGATATTTTTCTATTTTATAATCGTTTAAAGTGTTGGGCTTATCAAAAACATAATCAAAAAACTGTGATGATACGAATTTAGATTGTTTATCATATTCTTCTATATCTATACTACCAGTTTCTATATGTTTCGGTTCGAAAAAAGTAAGAGGCCTTTCATAAGTAAATAATTGCTGAAAATGACCTGTATTATCATCCCATCTTTCACCATAACAGTCATAAGTGTTTGGGCGATTCTTTTTATTTTTTTTAGTAAGCGATTTTAATAATATAGTATCGCCGTGCTCTATATATCCTTCGTAATTACGTTCGGCCGGCGCTTTATTATTAATAGTATTAGAGCTTGATGTCGTATTAGAGCTTGGTGTTGAATTATTACTTCCTTGTCCATTATCTGTAGTCTCTGTAGTACTGCTATAGTCACCGTTAAAAAACTTAAAAATAAAATAAACCACTGCCCCAAAAACCATAAGAGCCAATAGTCCAGATGAAGCATAAATTTGTAAAGCAAGTAACTCGAACATAATAACCCCCTACAAGCAACTATTTCATATTAGATTCATGATAGCATAATGAAGACAAAAAGAAAAGCCCCGGCTATTGAGCCAGGGCTTATAATTATAGTTCTTGAATTTTCTTTTGAATAGAATTAACGATACTGTTAACGCTATTATTTAGTACTGTGATGTAGATACGATTACGGATCTTAACCCAGTAAGAAGAAGTCGTTTTAATTTCGTCTTCGAGTGGCTTAATGATACTAGCCATTTCTGCTTCGACGAGAGATTTAATATCGTCGAATTTAAGGCCTTTTAATACGTTTACAGCATTTACTTTCGCTAATTCGATAGCGTCGTTAATGATGTTTTTAGTTAAAGTGTTCATTAGTTAATCTCCTTAGTAAACATAGTAAGTGCTTCTTGTTTTTCAGAATCCATACGGTTATAGACACCTTGTCGTACGTCGTAACTTAGCGAAGAGGATATCCATTCGCTAGATTTATTCGATTCGTAGACGCCGACGATTAAGTCATAGTCGAACCGTTTATCGTCGACCCAGGATAGATTCCATTCGTCGGTATAGCCGGGTACGTAAGCTAACGCTTCGTTAAATAAGTCGACGACGTTACCCGGACCATATTGTACGGCTCTAGACCAGATCACGTCTTGTAACGCCTCGGAATGTTTGTCAGCATGTAGTCCATTATTAGCTAAATATCGACATGCCTTATCATAGTATTCGCTTTTAATGTAATCGTGTTGCATCTTTAAGAAACCTTGAGGATCTACCGATGCCAGATACTTCCATTGACTAATAAAAGCATCGCTATTAACGTCATACTGATTTAAACTATTCGCATAATCTCGGTAGTAAGCACCGTAACCGATACCCCATTCAATGAATGCATCAACACTACCGGCTGCGCTGGCTAACTGATAAGAGCCGTAAGAAATACCGCCTAAATCACCAGCCCCAGAGGATACACATCCAGGGTTACCGTTAGATTCGTAAGATGCACTTAAATCGCCTAATGCCATTTGTCTTCTCCTTTACGTATAATAGCGGCTCCACCGATGAAGCCGACTAAACCGGAAGCTATATTCGTCGATAACTCTGTTCGGTCGTATAGTATCGACATAATAAGAGCGATAACTAAGCCGCCGACAGCTAATATCTGTACGATAGCTTGTAATTTGTTATTATCGATCATACATAACCTCGTTATAAAAGGAGCCCCTTATAAGAGGCTCCCATTAATAGTTTTTATTTAATTTTATCTTGTAACTTTTCGAGTTTATCAGTTAAACTATCGATACGTGTATGACTTAATTTAGCAGATTCCTCTACTATCGAGATTCTACGATCGAGTACACGTCGGTCTTCCCTCGAAGCTTCGATCTGTTTTTGGATTTCGACATATTGTTCTTGAATATTCTCTAAGGTAGAAGCCGCTTTCTTTTCGAAGGCTTTTCTTTCGCTTCTATCCTCTTCGAGTTCGTGGAGACCTTTAAGTAGAGTACACACTAACCCGATGATACCGATTATAATCGTAAAAATTTCACCGTTTGTCATAGAGTCTCCTTATTAATTATTGTCAATATCTTCGTTATAGGCTTCAAAATCATTTTTATTCAAACTATTAATTTCAGTCCAGATATCGCTTAGAGATTTAGTAGTTAAATACTTCTGAGTTTCTGCATCTGAAGTTAAATATAGTTGAGTATTTTTTTCAGTAGTACTTAACCAATCATTTGTGATGTAAGCAGTACCTTTTTTAACATAGAAAGCTTGAACATTTTCAGCGTTTTTACTGTCGCTGATAAAAACTACCATTTTATTATTATTAGGTGTTCCATTAGGGAAAATAGCAGCTGCTCTTGTATATGTAGCATATTTAGAGAGCTTAGTATCACTAAATATTCCTTGCGTAGCATTTTCTAATTCGATAGAGAATATGGTATTAGAATCATCGTTAAGGCGAATAAAGCCAGTTATTTTTGTACCAGAAAGTGCATCATTGACTAAAGTTGTAGATATATAGTTTCCATTAATTCGACTAAAACCATATCTAGCAACAGCAATGTAATCTTTATTGTTTTTTCTAAACAAATTAATAGTTGAATTATCAGAATATCCATTAGAAGTAACTTTCTTAGCGTTTACTTGCAATAATGTATCTTGACCAGTTAAGAAGTTACTTTCTTTAGGTTCTGGAGTACCATTAGCTACTAATACCTGTCTTCTAAAGATTTTAGCACTAGAAGCTTGTTGTGACTGTTGTTGTGCCTGTTGAGAGAAGGTTAGATATAGTTCGAATGGTTTGCCTGTGATTTTGGCACTATCAATTTCATTTCCGTTAGCTTGAGTGATTCCATATGCGTATACTTCGATATTTTTATGTTTTTGATTATTATCATCGATAACGAAGTTTGCACCAATAAATACGACTAATAATTTAGATCCTGTTTTGATTAAATGAACATAGTTACCAGGAGACAAGTTGCCATACCATTGTTCTTTATTTTCGTAAAATGGAGTATACCTATCAGTATTTGTATAAGATACCGGAATTAAGGAAACAGCATCGACTGTCTTGTCAGAATAATAAATAAAGCCTGTTTTAGGCATTGCTCTAAAATTCATCGCTTGAATCATAATAGATGAATCTATTAATAACAACGGATTTTGTCCATGTTCTCCTAGTGTCGACATTTTTGTTTCATTGGACGACGCTAAAAAGTCTTTTAAAGTCTTAGCTACTCCTGTATTATTAATACCGTCAGATTTTAGATAAAGAGTATTAAAGTCGGTTAGAGGTTGATTTCTGTAGCCCTTTAGCCAGTTATAAGCATTAACGTCGTTAAACACAATATCTTTACCGTTTTGAAGGCTTAATTTAAGATTATCGTTATGGCCGTCAAATACGACATTAGAACCATCTCTTGTCGTAAAACTGCGATAAGCTGTTTCTCTAGGAAAGTAAGTTCCGTTAGTAGTACCAAAGTCATTATTATAATTATAATTAAAGCGACTATTGATATTATTGTCTCTAGTAACGCCACCACCGATTTCAACCATCTGGTATTTATTGGATCTAGCGGCATTTTTATCACTAGTTCTGACCATAAGAGCTTCGTTACCATTAGGATAACGGAATTTATTAACGATATACCAATCGGGTTCTTGAGTCGTAATTTGCTTAATTTCGTCGGCAAATTTACTTAATTTACCTTCGGAGGTAACACCTTTACTAGTTATAGCATCTTTAATAGCTTGTTTTTTAGTTTGAATACTATTTACTTCGTTGATTAAATCTTGTATTGCCATAGTATTCTCCTTTAATTATTAACGTTTCTTAATGCTGTTAAGAGTGAATTCATATCGTTATTATATTGGCTAGTAGTTACATAGCTATTAAGGTTAGTTTTAGTAGCATATGTATTAGATGCATCGGTTTTGCTTAAATAAGTGCTGTTAGCATTAGTTGTCGTTACATAATCGTTTAATGCTGTTTTAGGCGCGTATAACTGATCGGCCTTAAATTGGTTAAGGATTTCACGACCATTAAGATATGCTACAGAAGGATATACCGTAAGTATAGGTTGGTTAGCTTTATTCTTAATAACGAGGTTGGTCGGGTTAGACTCTAAGATATGGTTAGCTAAGGTAAGGCCGGCTGTTTGGCTAATATTAATCGTGCCGGTTACGTTATTAGTACCAGTTTTAGATACATAAGCATCGTTAGCTTGGGTAAGTGTTAAACCGTTACCGACATCGGTTTTTTTAGCATAAGTACTTTCGGCATCGGTTTTAGATAAATACGTACTATTAGCGTTAGCCGTCGTTACATAGTTAGATAAAGAAGAGTTTGCCGCGTAACCACTTAAATCAGTTTTTTTAGCATACGTACTAGCCGCATCTGTTTTATTTAAATAAGTAGTATTTGCATTAGCCGTCGTTACATAATTATTTAAGTTAGCTGTAGTAGCATAACCATTAAGATCAGTTTTCTTAGCATATGTAGTATCGGCATCGGTTTTAGTTAAATAACTTTTTAAGCCGTAGGTAACGAAACTTTTACTTGCATAACTAGTTAACTCATCCTTGGTAGCATACGAATTAAGTGCCGTTCTTAATGCATAATCGCCAATCGGAGCATATAAAGTATTAGCCTTATCTTGTGTTAATAAAGATTTATCGTTGTGAGTGATCGTATCACCATCAAAGGCAAACACATTATTATTGGATGCGTTTTTAAATAATACACGATTATTTTCGGAGACTACATTATAGCCATTAAGCTTAATCGGCGTATTATTAGTAAACGTATACTGGCCTGTAAGAGTCGTATTCTCGGTTTTCTTAACGAAAGGAGTTAAATCAATATTTTCAGCGGTACCAGGAGGACCTTGAATACCTTGAGGACCACGAGGCCCTGGATCACCTTTGTCGCCTTTAGGACCTTTAATATTGCCTAATCTAATTCTTGCCATTTATTTAAATCTCCTTCCAGAAGCCTACGATATC